GCAATTTTTAGTAAAAATAAAATATGCCATAATTATTAACTTCCTATGTTTTCATATATGATTATATAACCAGAGCCACCGCCTGAACTGCCATAGTTAGCACCAGTTAAAAAAGTTCTAGTCATAGCTGGAAAAAGTGCTCCTGGAGCAGTTCCATCAGTTCCTGCTTGAGAAGCTGGGGCAGCAGTACCACCATTACCTGCATTAACAGTTCCAAAATTAGTTATATTAGTAGCACTGCCAGGATTACCTGGGTTCGAATAACCGTCACCTCCATTTCCTGGAATTCCACCCGATCCTACCGCATAAGGTGCTGAGAAAGGCGCTGTTACTTGAGATTGGAATAAACCATATCCACCAGTTCCACCAGATCCACCTTGAGCAGGCCCTGCGTTGTTAGGATATCTAGGGCCACCATTTCCTCCTCCGCCTGCCCACATGTAAGCGGATATATAATTGGCATTAGCACTAGCTGTATATGTTCCACTAGCAGGCCCTGCTTGAATTTTTGTAGGTATTAATGCTCCTCCGCCAGCTGATCCAGAAGCTGCTGATGTAATTCTTCCTTGAGCATCTACAGTAATGTCCGCTGTAGTATAACTACCTGCAACAACAGCTGTATCCGCAAGTTTGTCTGCGGTAACAGCATCGTCTGCAATTTTAGCTGTAGTAATTTGTAAATCAGAAACTTTTGCAGTAGTAATTTGATTGTCCGAAATTTTAGCTGTAGTAATTTGATTGTCTGAAATTTTAGCTGTAGTAACTGCATTATCTGCAATTTGAGCAGTAGCAACTGTTCCTGTAATATTTGCAAAAGCAATTGTACCACCTAAAGTATCTAGTGAAATTTCTTTTAAATCTGTTCCATCAGAATATGCTGCATAAATCTTCGCCGCATCTAAAGTAAATCCTGTCCCTGAAGCTGTTTTAATAGTTAAATTAGTTGGCCCACTAACAGCTGAACAATCAAAGATATAAAATTTTTCAATTGAATCTGGAATAGTTACAGTTGAAGCTGTAGTTAAAGTTCCAGTAAATTTAAGAACCATGTTTCTTGCATTAGAAATAGTTTTGTCTGTCATTGCAAGAGCGACAGTTCCGCCGTCACTTAAAGCAACTGCTTCATAACCAGCAATAGCTTGTTGAATAAGGTTTAAGTTGTTATTAGTATTATCTCCCCATGTACCAGCGTTTTCGCCAGTAGCCATTAGTTCGAGTTTAAGATCTGTAGAGTATTGTGAAGCCATAATTTTTTAAAATCTCCTGTATGTATTTTACTATCGTTATGCGGCTAAATCAACAGGTGTCCATACAACGGAAGTTCCTGTATCAACTTCAGCCCATGCGATGATATTAGGGGTAATTGTATTAACTGTCAATCCAATGCCAGTAGGTATTACTTTAGCATTACCTATTAAAGTCACTGATCCTGTGCTAGGTGTAATAGATATTCCTGTAACATTATATCCAGCTATATAATTAGCTTGACCTACGGAGCCTGTTATAGAAGATCCAGTTACAGATACATCTGCATTTCCAGCTGTATCTTCATTTCCGCTATATACTGTTATAGAACTTCCAGTAACATCTACAGGAGTTTTAACTCCTCCTATAGCTTCACCTTGAGCAATGGCTGTACTTATTCCAGTAAGTTGTACTAGAGCACTTCCAGTAATAGATACAGATTCAATATTTGTATTAATGGTATGTTCAGCAACATTAACATAAATATTTGCTCCTGCTTGAATGTCTACCGAATTTATTGCTGTATTTAATCCAAACGAAACAGTTATTTCTTGAGTATAATCTGTGAATGCATCTTCATTACCAGTAGTAGCTGTTATACTTACACCATCTGCTATAAGCACAGAATAATTTACTCCCCATGCCCAACCTCCCCAAACATCTCTACCCCATCCTGATCCTATTAAATATCTATCATCAATAGTTACTCCTGAGATATTTGTATTTAATTCAGAGCCAGTTACAACAGCACCGATTCCTGTTGTTTCGTTTCCTGTAAATGTTTGTAAAGATAAACCTTGTTGTTCAATTAATGCAGAAGTACCTGCTACCACAATAGGTTCTGCTATTTGTAAATTAATTCCTGTAGGATAAACATTTGCGTTTGCTTGAGTGGTTATAGAACCAATATTTGTTGTTAATGAAACTCCAGTTACATCAACATAAGCACCTTGAAGATCGCCCCAAGCATTTATGTTCCAAGCATCTCCGCCCCAACCGATTTCAACAACACCAGTTGCGGTTACAGAACCAATGGATGTAAGAGAACTTATACCAGATACTTGAGCACTTGCATTACCTTGTAATCCAAATTCTCCTATACCAAATGATAGTTCTCCCCATCCATTAGCCATTCCATATTATCTCTCTGTTACGATATTCTAATGATTGCTTGAGTATCGTTTGCATCAGGGAACTGAATAGTAAATGTTCCAGCTGTTGCAGTTTTGTCTCCACCAAAATCTAAAACACATACTGATTTATTAGTTTCAGATGTATTATAAATTAAAGCACCTCTAGCTGTTAGAGTAACTCCAGTGAATGATAAATCATTAAAATCTACGAAAGCTGTTGTTCCGTTTACTGATACTAAAGCATTAACTAATGCTCCGCCACCAGCAACATATTGTCCAGTATCTCCAACTTGTCCTGAGATACCTGCAGCATATGAAGTTGTGTCCGCACCAATAGATGCAGATGAATCGTATAATGCTAATTTAAAAACATCGCCTGTTGATACAGCGAAGTTATGCAAACCATTTAATAAATCTTCTTTAAATGAATTAGTAATTGCGTTTGTTGTAATTGCCATAATTATTTCTCCTTATTAATTTTGTTTATGGTGATGGTGAAGCAACTTTAACTCTAGGTACTCCATCATCGTATTCTCCTCTACGTCTTCTACCCATTTGTTGTAGAGCAAAAGCCTGTACTTCTTCATTATACTTGTCAGAATACAGTTTGTACATATCCGTAGGGCCTTTTAAGTATGCAAAACATTCTGTTAATACACCATGTAATAACATCCCCTGTTGATGTTCCGATAAATAAGTGCTGTTAGTAGAAGTAAAATGAGGGGGATCAATAATGTAATTAATTTGAACTTGTCCTGCCGCAGCCGCTGCATTAGGAGTAGGCGCTACTACAATTGTATAATCATCCCAATTAGCATAATAAATAGGAGTTCCTGTAGTATTGTCTGGGTTATATTCAGATATAAAACTAGTGTCTCTTTTTTCCAAAAATTGTCTTGTTCCAGATATAATAGTTTGAACTGATCTTAAAACAACACAATCAGAAGGTAATGTTATATATCTTTGATTAGTAATAAAACTAGAAGTTGCGTATTTTCTTAAATCATCATAATCTACTTTTCCAGCTATATCTAATTCAATGTTAGAAATAAATTGATCAATTAAAGTGTTGGATAACACATTAGAATCTACTTCTGTGTAATTTCTTATTTGTGTTAAAAAATTAGAATAAGTAATTGCCATATTATGATATTACGATTGTAACACTTCCTGTTAATGGGTTTAATTGTCTTTGTCTATTTTGAAAAGATCCGTCATCTGGTTGCATTCCATTGGACATATAAGCAAATTCGCCAGGTAAAGTTAGATTAATAGTAGTCCACATAGAACCACCAGATTGAAAAGTAAAATCTTGAGGTCTTGGGTTTTGCAGTGCGATAGCATCTGCTGTAACTTTCTTTCTTCTGATTTGAGGATGTTTTGGTTCATATTCAGAAATATGAACTAAAGAACCATTCCATTCTTTAACCATTTCATCATACGGAAAAGCCATACCAGAACGATCTGATATGGTTTGTGATTTTTTACCTGTAGCCCACGTTCCCATTATACACCATCTCCAAAATAACTTTGAGGCGAAATATATAAAGAAGTTCTTCCGCCATCTTGATCTAATGCTCTTAATAATTCGTCTTCGTAAATTTGTTTTAAAATAGGAATTCTGTTTGGATCGTATTGAAAAGATAAATAATAAGCTAATCCAGAAATCATTGCTGGAATGAATCTAAATACAACATCGGTTGTATTGGTATACGCACCAACATCTTGAATTCTATTAATAGAATAATATTTTAAATAAGTATAAGTAATTGTATCTGGAGTTTGATATAAATAAATAACTGGAGTAGTCAAACGATCCACATAATACATAGATGGCTGTCCTGTAGATCCTTTATCTGGCAAAGCAGCATATGCAGATCTATCTACTTTTGTAATAGAAATATCTTGTGTAGTAGAATTAACGCCAGAAGTAGTAGAGATATAAGCCTCTAAAACATCGCTAACATTACTAGGAACGGTATAACTAGGTTGACCAGAAACTAGAGCAACTGAATTAAGCGCTACTTTCCACATATGAATTCCTCGGTTTCCCCATTCTGAAAATAAAATATTTAAATTTCTTCTAGCACGTCTCATATCATTACCAGAATTGGGTCTAATACCATTTCTGTTAAACGCTTCATCAATAATTTCATCGATACTTAGGTTAAAGGAAGTAGTTCCAGATGTGGTCATAATTATAAACCTTCCTTATCAATAAGTATTTTAAATAAACTTTTCATTTATTAATCCTTTTTAATAGCGGCCGCTTTGAGAGTGTATAACTTCTCCTTTTTGCGGTTGTACAACTTCTTAGATTGTACCACTTGAGACTTAAATCTTCTAGACCTTACTTCTTTTGCGATGGGATTGGACTTTTTCTTTATATATCGTTCCATGGGTCTTTTTAATAACTTGTTTAAATCTTTTTAAATCTTTATTACCAAGTCCTGGTTCTAATTGTTTAGATATTTGACCTCTAGATATTACCATGGTTTATATTTTGTTTTATCTTCTTCTTTTATTGCTCTAAGAGATTGATTTCTGTTTTCAGATCCGTTCCACGAAACATGAACCCATCCGCTGTCAGGTTCGCCATCTCTATAAAATTCTAAAATTAATTGATCATATTCTAAATTATCTTTAATCCATTGTGCGAGTTCTTTATTGTCTACTCCTACTACTTCTATATCCGCAGCTTTACCTTCTGTATGCTGTGAATGAATACTAGAGCCTATAGCAACGCATAACTCTCCAGACCTATATCCAGAAGAAATAATTACAGGAGAATCAAATTGAGAACGAATTGGTTGTAATACATTTACACATAACGCTTTTAAATTATCAATGTGAGTCGGTGATGGATTATTAGGTATCCCTTTTCTCTCCGCTGTTTGAGATTTAACTAACTCGCTTAATTCAAAATTCGCTGATAATTTCATATTTTTTCTACTGCTCCTACTAATATTTGTTTTTCTTTAAAAGAAGAAGAACCTTCATGATCAATACTTGAATCAAATACAATTAATTTACCTTTTTTTGGATAAATTGTTTTATTGATAGGTTTAAAAAAAATAGTTCCTCCATCAGAATTATTTAAATATAAAATAAAAGAATATTTTTCGGTAGAGGCATGATTATGTCTTCTTTGACTACCATTATTTTTATATTTTATATAATGAATATGGAATGTTTTTTCAAAAAAATTATTAAATGAAATTATTTTTTTTAAAAGCTCTGGATTAAAAATATTTACTATATTTTGACTTTGAAAACCATTATTAGTGCATGTTTCTGAAGACACATCTATAAAATGTTTTTTATTAGTTTCTATTATATTTATTATTTCATCAATTACTTTTAATGAAATAATTTCTTCGTGAAAAATAAATTTTCTCTCTGTTGTTTGAGATTTTACTAGCTCACTCAGTTGAAAGTTTGCTGATAGTTTCATTGGCTGGTATTTTATTACATTTACAATTTTTTAACAAGGCACAGAAACCCATACAGAACCAATAAATACAACGTCTCATATCTTCAATTTAGATAGTTTTTCTGCAATAGTGTTCATTTTATTAGGATAAGTGTCTTGTTTAGTGCATCCTGATAAATTAACTAATAAAATTAAAGCTATTAAAATAACAATAGTAATGTATTCAAAGTATTTCATTTTTCTTTACCCTCAATATTATAAAACATTTTTTCTGAGTCTTCAGTAATCCAGTCGCTTTTTTCTACAGACCATTCCGTAGTTTGTACCAAATAGTCTGGCCAATTGTTTTTAACAGTATAATTAGAAGCGTGCCAAAGAATACGATTGTTAGGCTGAATAGCATAATTACCGTTGTCGAGTTCCAAAACATGTCCACACTTATGTTCTTGAGGTATTTCAGAATGTTCGGTGTTAAGAATATTATTATCAGGATGAGCCCAATCAATAGTAAATAAATAATTTCCATAATAAAAATTTTTATCCTTTCCTAAATATTTACCTCTACTGCCTTTTAAAAAACCAAACTGATGAACACTAGGATAATAACTAAAACAATCCCACAATTCCAACGTGTGCAACGGCATATCAGGCACTTCGGTTCTTTGAAGATGTTTTTGGAAAAAAGCTGAGATAGGCAATCGATAGTAGATCGCACCGTTTGGTAACATTGCATGAAATAAGACTGCCCGTCCTGGTATCGAAGCGAGACCGAAGATAACTGCGTCTTCACTTTCTCCATGATGTTCTTTAAGATCATAAAGATATTCTTTTCTAATCCGACAATAAATTGTCGGAGTATTTGCATTGAGATAAGTTGCCATTTAACATTTCCATCTTCTTCTTGCTTGTCTCAATCTTGAGTTTGGGTCTTTAGCAGCTTTAGGAAACATTTTCATTTGACCTGCTGATCTTGCACAAAAAGATTTTCTTCTTGCAGCACGTTTAGGTCCAGGATTGTTTTCTGTGACAGCTGTTTTTAATTTACTTCCAGGATTTTTTCTTCTGTATGCCATAACACCTTCCTGTGTCATTCCAGCACCAGATTCTGTTTTCCTAAAATATTTACTTTTTCTTGGAGGCATTCCTCCTTTTTTCATAGAGACAGATTTTTCATCTTTTTTCTCTTCTGTTTGTTTAGGCGGTTCATATTCA